GGCGTACTCAGGAGATTGTTCGCAGATGGTCGATCTTTAGGGATCGACATTGCGAGCCCTCACATAGCGCAGCTTACGAAAGTTCGCGCGCGCATGGTGGTCAAGCATCTGAGTTGATGCTTGAACTCGGGGACTGCGTCCGCTCCAAAGATTTGGTAGCGGTTAGCAACGGATTCAAACAACTTGATGGGACTCTGTGTTCCACCGAAATGTTGAAGTCGCTAAAGTCTCTGGTCGAGCCGAAGCCAAATGACTTGGTCGCCATGGTTGAGACTACTCCTGGTTGCGTATCAGAGCGTCGAGGATGGTTGGAACCATCCCGATCGGCTATGTTGTATGCTGCTATGGTCCATGAGCAGGGTCTTCCTGCAATGCTTATCCCTGGTGGGAGGCATGTCGTAGATGACGACTATATGGGCCTTAGGACTGAAGACGGATCGTACACTTTGTCGATCAGCCCGCATGGTCAAATGACCGCGGGTGTCTCAGCTGTCCTTGAACCACTTAAGGTTCGGACCGTGACGAAGGGTCGCGCTCAAGCATACAACGCAGTTCATGGAGTCCAGAAGTGGATGCATTCTTCACTTAGAGTGGAACGCATCTTTCAGTTGATCGGTCATCCGGTAACTGATGAGATCATCAAGGAGCAACTCGGCCTAAGAAAGGCTGGGGAATTGCTTATATCTGGCGACTATTCTGCCGCAACAGATAATCTCAAAATTGAGGTCACAAAGACCATTTTTGAGGTAATCCTCGCCCGTCTGGCTGAGGACCTTGATTACTCTGAGGAAGCATATCAGCTTGTCACCTTGTGTAGGAAAGTGCTCTATGAGCACGTCCTGCACTATCCTTTAAGCTCCGGTCTTCAACCGTTGCAGCAAGGAACTGGTCAACTGATGGGAAGTGTTCTTTCATTCCCGATCCTCTGTCTGGCGAACTGCATTTGCTGTTGGATCAGCCTTTTTCCGGAGCTCTCTTTTGATGAGCTCCCGATTCTTGTGAATGGCGACGATATCGCCTTCTCCTGCACCCGTGCGAGGTACCAAAAGTGGTCGGCCGGGTTAGCTGATTTTGGGTTTATTAAGTCGGTAGGCAAAAATTATTGCCACAAAAGGTTCATGATAATCAATTCTGAACTCTTCGACTGCAAATACCAACAGACAGGTCATTGTCATATCCCTTATTTTGCCTCGGGCCTCTTGCTGGGCCGGCATAAGGTGGGCAGAAGCCCTGGCCAGGAAACTGGCTGCGAGGATGAGTTTGAGGAGGCTGAAGCCGGTCCTCCGATCATCACGACATTGAACCTTGTTTTGGGAAGTGCCGTCAATCCTAGGCGAGCTTTAGGTCGGTTCATCCATTACAATATGGAGGCCGTTCGAAAGGTTACGTCGGGAAGGATGAATCTCTTCTTACCTCGAAGCCTTGGTGGGCTCGGTTTAGAGAGTTTTGGCATTCCGAATCATATCAGCTTATGGCAGCGTCGATATGCCACGTTTCTTGCATCTCAGGAAGTCCAGCACTTAAGCTGCTTCAAGCGAGATGCGGTTGAGGAACGACAGTTCCTCCCAATCAAGAAGGTCCGGATGGACCCGTGGTCGGTCGATGGGGAGTTAGATCTCAAGCAGAAATTGAACGCAGTTGCGCATAATTTCTGGCAGTGCTCTGCTGAAAAGCGAGATGAGATCAGAAAGGATGGTCCGATAGGATGGCGTGTTGCCGATCCCGATGGCGTGACTGATTGGTGCTCGAAATTGTCGGGCTGCAGTCTCAGAACCATCGATCGATGTCGTCCAATGGCAGGAAATCTCAATTTCCAGCTTCATTTCCGTT